GGGTGGAATTCAAGGCGCTTTGGGTTTCATGCGGGCGGCTGGTGGCGTTACGGGCCAGCAGGCGTACACAACTCCCGGCACTTATTCTTGGGTTGCGCCTACGGGTGTGACTAGAGTTTCTGCTGTTGTTGTTGGCGGTGGTGGTGGTGGAGCCGCCGGTAATGGGGGAAACAATTACCCCGGAGGTGGGGGCGGGGGCGCGTTAGCGTATGTAAATAATATTACTGTTGTACCCGCAACTAGCTATACCGTAGTTGTAGGCGCTGGCGGTGCTGGCGCAACGGCGGCTAATACACCCGGCTGCACCGGTGGGATTTCTTATGCAAGTCTGGGTTCAGGTAACCCTTATGCTTATGGGGGCGGCCCCGGCACATCGGGTCAACCTAGTGGGTGCTATAGTTTTGGTGGCGGCGGGGGTGTTGGTGGCACAGTGAATACTGGTACTGGTGGTGCTGGCGGTAATGGCGGTTTTTCAGTAAGCCAAAGAGGGGGCGGTGGTGGTGGTGCGGGCGGTTACGCTGGTGCTGGCGGTAGTGCCGCAAACTTTCCCACTACTGGAGGTGCTGGGTCTGGGGGCGCGGCTGGCGGAGGTGGTGCAGGAGTTGCATATTACTGTTGTTGTGCGGGGCGAACAGTTCTTATTTCAGGCGGTAATGGCGGTGGTGTGGGGCTTCTTGGGCAAGGTTCAAATGGTGCTGGCGGCGGCACTGGTGGCGGTGGCGGTGGTGGTGGTAGCGGCGGTGCGGCAGGTGCTGGTGCTACGATACCAAGTACTACTCCCGGTGGTTTGTATGGCGGCGGCGGAAGCTCGGGGTCTCTTCTTTTTCAAAGCCCGTATTGGGTTTGCGGTCGTGCAGGTGGTGATGGCGCGGTTCGTATTATCTGGCCCGGTAATACACGTTTATTCCCATCAACGGGTACTGGGGATCTGTAATGAATCTATACATTGAAACCGAAAATGGTCAGATAAAAAACCACCCTGCTTACGAAGATAACCTCATCCAAGCTTTTGGTTCTGTGCCTGACCACTGGGAGCTTTTTGTTCGCGTAGCACGGCCTATTCCAACCGTTTATCAAATTCTTGAAAATAATCAATCTGTATATGGCAAGGTTGATGGCGTTTGGACTGATGTGTGGCAGTTGAGAGAAATGACTATTGAAGAAAAAACAGCCAAACAGCAAGAAGTTATTACTAACTTTAGTCAGCGACCATATGCTTCTAATTGGTCTACATGGATTTTGGACGAGGCTACTTGCACAATGGTTCCTCCAATTCCCCGCCCTGCACCAGATTTAGCAAAACTTGATGCCGGAATTATGACGTTTTGGTGCGGTGCAGAAAACAATTGGAAAGATACGCCAGTACGTCCCGAAGGCGAATACAGATTTGATTTCTTTGCTTGGCAGTGGGTACAAATTACATGAAAACCAAAACTAAAAAAGTATGTAAAGCCGCTGAATCAGTGGCAGAAGTCATACAGAACACACAGCTTCAGGTTGCGTACCACTTTCCGTGCCCAATCTATTTAATTGAGCGACCTGATTTTTTAGAAACGGTAAGCCTTGTTTCTGAAGAAGCTCTTGAAATTGCTAAAAAAACACAGCAGCTTAATGAGATTTACCCCGTGCACATGACCGGCAGTTACTTTGCTGACCCACGCATGGCTGGCTTTACTGAGTTTGTTGGCGCAACGGCTTGGAACATTCTCAATGAGCAGGGGTATGCCATGCAGGACAAAGCTGTGCAGTTCACGGAGATGTGGACACAAGAGCATCACAAGCACTCGGCAATGGATGCGCACGTTCATGGGCATGGCTCACAGATAGTTGGCTTTTACTTTTTGGAAGCCCCAGAAGGCGGCTCTAACGTAGTGTTCCATGATCCCCGTTCTGGGAAAGTTCAGATTGATTTGCCAGAGCAAGATATGAGTTTGGCAACTCCAGCCAGCAGAATGATTAACTTTACGCCCAAACCCGGCATGATGATCTTTGCCAACTCTTGGTTGGCTCACTCATTTACACGCCATGCGGCGGATCTGCCAATTAAGTTTGTGCATTTTAATTTAAACGTAATAGCGCAGCCGCAAGCTTGCCCTATGCCCCCTGCTGAGATTGTATGAACACCTACCAGATCAGATTTAACAAAAGCCGAGGGCAAGAAGGCCGTGGGTCAATGGATCATGTCTGGCGCGTCTTTGAAAATGGCAAAGAGTTTTTGTTTAAAAACCTTAACATTACCGCCCCAATCAAAAGTGAAAAAGATGTAAACGGGTTTGACTACAACATTACTTGTCGCGGTTTTATGAAAATTGATCGTGATACATCAACGGCTGTTATTACTACCAAAGTAACCAAAGAGTCTAAGCCCATGAAAAACAACGCGCCCGAAATTAAAATTATTTGCGTCAGTAATGTTTATTCAAGATTGATGCATTTTAAAAACAAAGGTGATGTGGAAGACGGGCACAAACACACCTACGACCACGGATCGCTAGTTAGCTCTGGTTCTGTTTTATATGAAGTGTTGGGTGATGATGGTCAGGCTGTTAGCTCTAAGGTATTTACAGCCCCAAATTTTATTTTTGTAGACAAAGATAAAAATCACAGAATTACGGCGCTTGAAAAAGACACGGTTTGCGCTTGCATACACGCGCTGAGAACAAATGACCAAGAACTGTTAGACCCTGACTTTTTAATTGAGCCTTTGGTTGGAGATAACAAAGGCATTATTCCTAAAACCATTCTTAGCAAGACGGGCAAAGAAGGTTTGACATTAGCGGTTTCATAAATGTGGGACTGGGCTGAAGCATTCATTGCCGCAGCCTGCATTGTGGCCTTTATAGTCTTTGGCACGTACATGCTTGCATGGAGTTTGGTGTGATAAATGCGTTGGCTCATACTGTTACTGCTGTTGGGGCTAGTTGGAGCCGTAGCCAAGAATGGCTGCTATGTGCGCGAGTTCTACGGGATAGCGTACACAATTCACGATCCAACCGAGCGCCACAGGGAAATGATGGCATGGCTCAATCAGAACGCAGAGCGTTGCAAGTCTTCGGATTACGTGGTTATTTGGAACAACCTGTCCGAGTGGGCAGGGGCAGCCGATTCCACGTGGCTGCGTAACAAAGTTGTACATGGATACAAAGATGCACTTGAGCGTGAAAAGAAATGATCCCGCCCATACACAAGTGGTATCCCATGCTGGGGGTTGCCGACTACCCAACTAAAACAGATGCGCTTGAACGCAGAACTGAGCGACTTGAAGAAGAATACAAGCAAGCGCTAAAGATGAAGAAGGTGAAGGATAAGATAGACGATCTGGAGTTTGAGTTGTATGTTAAGAAGGCAGAACGCAACCAACTGAACCTTGAGATTTTTACTAACCGTAAGCTGGACATTTATGTATGACCAAGAAGCCAATACGCCAACCACGGAAACCACAGATAGAAGTGAAAGAAAAGCTGACGCTGTGGGTAACTCTGATGGTAAGCGCAACCCTGTGCATTTCCGTATTGGCCATGGTAATCAGCTTTATGCTTGGTTTGTGGGCAAAGGAAGTAGACAACGCAGAGATCTTCAAGATGATTTCACCCGCGTTTTCTACTCTTATAGGCGGCATGATTGGGTTCCTGTCTGGTATCAAACTCATGCAAAACGATGACAAAAAGGACTCTAAATGCTAACTCTTCTTTCAACTCTGATCTCGTTCCTGATGGGCGGCCTGCCCAAGTTGCTAGACTTTTTCCAAGACCGTGCAGATAAACTGCATGAATTGGCACTGGCTCGGCTACAGATTGAGCGTGAGTTGGAACTACGCAAGGCTGGCTTTGAAGCGCAAGAGCGCATTGAGCATATCCGGTCAGAACAGTTGGCAACCGAGAGTGCAGCCAACACCCAGCAAGTCCTGATTGGCGCACAGCAAGCCGAGATGCAAGCCATCTACGCCCACGATGAAAGCCTAAACGAAGGCACTAGCCGGTGGATGAAGAACCTCAGAGCCAGCGTTCGCCCAGTCATTACCTATGGTTTCTTCTTCCTGCTTTTGTTTGTGGATGTTGGCTTGTTTGCCTACGGCTGGCATCAAGGCGCTACGTTTGTAGATTTAGCCGAAATGCTGTGGGACTCTGACACCCAAGCCCTGTTTGCTTCAATCATTGCTTTCCACTTTGGTGGTCGGGCGTTTGGTAAATGAACATCTCAGACAAGTGCCTGCACATGATCCGCCACCATGAGGGGGTCAGGCAGAATCCGTATAAATGCCCAGCAAAATTGTGGACTGTGGGCGTTGGGCACGTCATGTTTCCAGAGCAGGGCAAGCTCAAGATAGACCAGCGAGATGCGTTTGTGCCACCGCCAGAGTCTATGCGTAAGCACAGCATGGAGGAAGTTAATGAAATACTTAAGGCCGATCTTGCTAGGTTTGAGCGAGGCGTGGCTACTTATTGTCCTGTTCCTCTTACTCAAGGACAGTTTGACGCACTTGTATCATTTTCATTCAATGTTGGGCTAGGCACACTCCAGCGTTCAACCATGCGCCAAAAGGTGATTCGTGGTGATATGGAAGGTGCGGCAGAAGAACTCTTGAAGTATTGCATGGCCGGGGGTAAAATTCTCAAAGGGCTGCAAAAGCGTCGCATCGACGAGCGTGCCGTGTTTCTATCCTAGGACTGCCGATGCCATTACAAAAAATACTGTTCAAGCCGGGCGTCAATAAAGAGAACACCCGCTACACCACCGAGGGTGGTTGGTATGAGTGCGACAAAATCCGCTTCCGCCAAGGCAATCCTGAGATTCTTGGGGGTTGGACACGCATTTCTACTAACACATACAACGGCACTTGTCGTTCGCTTTGGAATTGGACAACGCTGGGCAACCTTAACCTAGTAGGTGTAGGAACAAACACAAAGTTCTACATTCAGAACGGCGGTGCGTACTATGACATTACGCCTATTCGCGTAACCACTACGCTTGGCACAGACCCTTTTACTGGCAATGGCACAACTACAGTCACAGTAACCGCCGCCTCGCACGGAGCAACTACCGGCACATTTGTTACTTTTAGCGGCGTTACGGGCACATACGCATCGACTTTAAATGCAGAGTTTCAGCTAACGGTAGTCAACGCAAATGCCTACACAATCACAACACCAACCGTAATTGCTGCGGGAGCGACAGGCGGTTCTGCGGTTTCTGCGGCGTATCAAATTAACGCTGGCCCTGCATTTGCTGTTCCTCTCACTGGCTGGGGCGCTGGCGCTTGGGGCGCAGGTACATGGGGTAACGGCACTACATCTACCACGAGCTTACAGCTTTGGAGCCAGATTAACTACGGCGAAGACTTGGTCTTTGGCCCCCGTGGTGGTGGCTTGTATTACTGGGATGCAACGGGTGGTTTGACAACTCGTGGAGTTCTTTTAAGTTCTCTTGGTGGCACAGTATCTTTTACCAACGCATCTCCTACTGTGGTGACCTCCACCATACTTTACACCGAGGGCGCTGCGCTTCAGTTCTCTGGTGGCTCACTACCTACCGGTATTACAGCGGGTACTACGTACTATGTGTTTGAAGTTAACGGATTAACCTTCAAACTTCTGACCGCAGCAGGGGCAGCGGTTAATACATCTTCCACAGGCACGGGCGCGGTGTCCACTATTGTTGACGTGCCGACTGTCCAGAACAGCATAGTTGTGTCAGACACTTCTAGGTTTGTCATTGTGTTTGGCTGTAACGACTACGGCAGCGCGGTGCTTGATCCCATGTTGATTCGTTGGTCAGCGCAAGATGATATTTACAACTGGACGCCTGACCCCACTAACCAAGCTGGTTTTGTGCGGGTGTCCCACGGCTCAGAGATTGTGGCCACAGTCCAGACTCGTCAAGAGGTGCTGGTGTTTACCGACTCTAGCGTTTACTCCCTTCAATACCTTGGCCCTCCTTATGTTTGGTCACCGCAATTACTTGGTGACAACATCTCAATTCAAGGCCCCAACGCCGCTGTGATTGCCTCTGGTATTGTGTACTGGATGGGTGTAGATAAGTTCTACTCCTATGATGGTCGCGTGCAGACACTTAACTGTGACTTGCGTCGCTATGTATTCCAAGACTTTAACCAATCCCAAGCGGCACAAGTATTCGCGGGCACTAATGAAGGCTTTAACGAGGTCTGGTGGTTCTACTGCTCTGCCAATTCATTCACCATTGACCGTTACGTCATTTACAACTACCTAGAAAAAATATGGTACTACGGCACAATGGCACGAACAGCGTGGTTAGATTCTGGCCTGCTTGACTACCCCTTGGCAGCTACGTACAGCAACAACTTGGTGTATCACGAGAATGGGTTAAACAACAATGAAACAGGAACAACTACCGCTATTGATGCCTACATTTCATCCTCAGAGTTTGACATTGGCGACGGACATAATTTTGGTTTTGTGTGGCGCGTCCTTCCTGATCTGACCTTTGAGAACGCCACAACTTCTCCAACAGGCGCACAGCCTTCGGTGACTATGACGCTCTACGGCTTGGCAAATTCTGGCTCTGGGGTAACTAGCACAGCGTCACAACCTGTAGCAAAAAGTAGTACATACGTAATTACCGAGCAGTTTACCGGCATGATTTTCACCCGCATGCGCGGTCGCCAGATGATCTTTAAGATTAGCTCTAACCAGATCAACACGGTCTGGCAGTTGGGCGCTCCTCGTATAGATATTCGTCCTGACGGCAGACGTTGATGGCAACACAAAACAGGATCATTAACCCCGCACCACCCAACTTACCACTGGGTACGGATCAGTACGAGCGCCGGTATCAGGATCAGTTTACAAACGTTCTGCGCCTGTACTTTAACCAACTGCAAAACGCGCTTACAGAGATTACAGGCAACGCAGGTGGCAGGTATTTGGCGTTTCCGTACGGGGCTTTTTCTGACTTTACAGACCAGACAACCACAATTAACACGGCAACCCTGATGGGGCTGTCTGTGACGGATTTCTCCAACGGAGTGTCGTTGCAAACAGGATCAAAGATAACGGTAGCTAACGCCGGTATATACAACCTACAGTTCAGTGTGCAGCTTCAAAACTTGGATAACGCACCCCAAGATGTTTTTATTTGGCTAAAGCAAAACGGCACGGATATTACCGGTTCAACTGGCTTGGTTGGTATGCCAGCTAGAAAAAGTGCGGGTGTCCCGTTCCACGACATCAAAGGCTGGAACTATTTTTTAAATATGAACGCTGGTGATTATGTTCAGATTTACTGGTCTACCACTAACGTAGACGTAACAATCCAGACGTACCCTGCTTCTGGTTCGCCAACTAAACCATCAACTGCTTCCGTCGTGGCCACACTTTCATTTGTGTCTGCGCTACCAACATGATATTATTAAACAACCCCCATTTTGAGAGGCAGATATGAGCCTGCATAAGTTTGCCGACATGGTTGCCAAGCAAGGCCGTGGCGATGACTCCTTACTGATTCACATGACGCCGGACGAAGTCCGGAATCTACAAAAGTTTGCCGAGGCTAACGGCAAAACGCTGACCATCAATCCTACTACGGGTTTACCCGAAGCAGGCATGTTGTCTGACTTATTTAAGACTATCGCCCCTATTGCCCTTGGCGCGTTCCTTGGCCCTGCTGGTGTAGCTCTTGGAGGCCCCGGTTTGACTGCTGGTATGGCAGGTTTGGCTACGGGCGGTATTACGGCTTTAGCTACTGGTAGTTTGTCTCGCGGTCTCATGGCCGGATTGGGTGCTTACGGCGGCGCAGGTATTGGCGAGAGTTTGATGAATGCGGGTACTGGGGCGTTGTCACAATCTGTTGGCGCTGGTTTGAGCGAAGAAGCGGCGCAACAAGCAGTTGCCTCGAAGTTGGCTTCAGCAACGCCTATGGAAACGTTGACTGCTGGATTTAATTCAGCTACGGCAAGCCCAGCAGCTATGGGGACTTTTGCTAAGAACAACCTCACTAATATTGGCATGGCGGCGGCCCCAATCATGGCGGGCGCTATGGTTCCGACGACAACCAAGATGCCGGAGAACACCAACCCAGCATACATTCGTCAGAAGTTATACGACCCCTACACCCAGACGTACAAGTCTTTAACGCCCGTTAAAGCCAGCGAGTTTGGTGGCCGTAACTTCTCTGACGCATATACAAACCCCCAAACAGGGCAGATGGATACACTACAACCCCGTGCTCCTTCCGGTTTTGCTGGTGGCGGCATCGTGGCTTTGGCTGGCGGTGGTGTGCCGGGTTATGCACCGGGGGGATATGTCCCCTCGGACACGGACATTTTTAATTACTTCAAAACCCCCGGCCTTTCAGACACGCAGATTGCCGCTGACATGCAGAAGTTTGGCGTGTCCGCCGCTGACATTGCGCGGGCTACAGGAACGCAGGGTCAGCAAGGCGACTATGAAAAACGGTTTGTAAACACTCTTGTTGCTCCAACCACAGATGCTTCTGAATTCTTGGCGGCGACAAAAGCTGTTGGATTACAGGATCAGGGACTAGCAACTGCTATGCAAAATGCAGGGTTGTCCCAAGGCGCTCAGTATGCCCTGACGCACGCTATGGATGACAAAGGTTATACAGGCGGCGTTGTAGACGCAAAAACTGGAAAACCTGTCGATCTTTATAATCAGCTTGGTTACACCGCAGGGGCTTTGCCCGGTGACAAAGGCGGCTTAGAAGGTTTGTACGGTAATATTAACTACACTGCAAGTGGGTTACAGAACCTAATTGACACAGGAAAAATGTCTGTAGCTGATGCCCAGAACGCGGCGCTTGCTGAATTAGCCCGTACTGGCGTTAGCGTAGCCGATGTTAAAAGCGCTACGGGCAAAGACTTTGGTAATCTGTTTACGGCTAAAAAAGCAGTTGATAAAACATGCGGAATTGGGTACACATGGAATGAAGCAACCCAATCGTGCGTTAAAGATACCGTAATAGACAAAAAGGTAGTCGATAAAAACTGTGCAACGGGCTACCACTTTGACGAAGCAACACAACAGTGCGTTAAAAACACTTCGGCAGTAGACACCACAACCACAACGGTAAATAACCCTACAAGCTTGACAACAGTCCCGGCTACAGCGCTTCCTGTAGGTGTAGGGGGAACAACTGGCCCCTCTATTTTTGGCGGCGGCGCAACAGTCAACCCCAACGGCACAATTACAACTTCCCCTGTTATTCCCGGCATTCCTGTTGGCGGCTTTACAGGCATGGAGAGTTTACGTAATGCGTACACCACTGGTGGCGGCAGTCTTGGTTACATCCCCAAAGCGCCTAAAACAATGGCTGAGTTTGAGCAGTTGTATAACAAGCAGACTGGCGACTCGCTGGCTGCGTACGACTACCTCATGGGTAAAGGCGGCGGCAAGTACCCCGTGCAAAGTAAAGCGGCATCAACCGCTGAAGGCATCATGCGCCCGTATTGGTCTGCCGGTATGAAGTACAAGCCTAGGTTCTTGACAGCAGGCAAGGATGGAACAGTTACCGAAAGCAGCACAAACCCCAATGCGCCCAAAGCTGGTGGTGCAAAAGCCGCTGAGTTAACCAAGGCAAAGACCATCGACATTGTTGATTCTTCTGGATACAACACAGAAACTTACACAGCCGTGCTGCAAGAAGACGGAACGTATTTAGCGGGTAACGGCAAACGCTACGACGTAAACGGCAAACAAATTGCTGCTGGTGGCGGCATGATGGGCTACGCCATGGGTGGCGGGCTTGGCTCGCTCGGCTCTTACTCTGATGGTGGTCGTTTGCTCAAAGGCCCCGGTGATGGCGTGTCTGATAGCATCCCTGCAACAATTGGCGCTAAGAATCAACCTGCACGCCTTGCCGATGGCGAGTTTGTAATCCCTGCACGCATCGTGTCTGAGTTGGGCAACGGCTCTACTGATGCAGGCGCTAAAAAACTCTATGCCATGATGGATCGTGTGCAACGTGCACGCGGCAAGACCACAGGCAAAAACAAAGTAGCGGCCAATAGCCGCGCTGACAAATATCTTCCCGCTTAAGGAATAGATCATGGCTGATCCACAACTCTCGCAAATAACGCAAACGACAACGTCGATTCCCGACTACGCTAAGCCGTATGTTGAAGAACTGCTAGGTAACGCCCAAGGTCTGACCGACATCAATCAAAACCCCTACATGCAGTACATGGGGGATCGGGTGGCGCAGTTCACGCCAATGATGCAACAGTCGTATGAGAATATGGCGTTGATG